ATAGGGGGCAAGTTCCTCTATCCCGCCATAAATCACGCTGTAGCCGCCGGACGACACGACCGTATAAGAGTTGGGGGCCAGCACGGTGATCACCGTCCCGACGGTCCATGAAGGAGGAATTTCCTCATCCCCGCCGGATGCCGATACGTCAACCAGCGTAATGGTGTTGTCCGACATGACCAGCGCATCCGCGATAATACTCACTGTTTCCGGGCCGCTTGAACCCAGATCCAGACCGGCGGTACCGGAACCTGTATTTCCCACTTCTGGTGAGTTGAACCAGTTTTCGGTGCGGGTATCGCCTGATACCGTGGCACCAGGCGGATAAAGGGTGTAACGCACATCGGTACCGAACGCTGAGATCGGCGTATTGCCTATCTTAATGTCGGACTGATTAATTACCATGTCGCCGACGCCCACGCACAGGAACATGCTGGTTTCCATGCTGGTCTCGTTGACGAAACGGCTCACCGGCTGCATCACGTAATCAGGCCAGACCCGGTATTTTCCGAAGATTTCCCGGATGGGGTCACCCAGTTTCGCCGCGTTTGCTTTGGCCGGGTTCAGGTCAATCTGATCGCCGCTCGCCGCCTGGGCACCACTGCCGCCGGGCTGAGACATCGTGCTCATCATGTAGATGCTGTATGCCGCAGAAGCGACAGCTACGCTGACTGCAACCCAGAGCGCGATTTCTGCGCCGGTACCGTATGGCACAGGGTACATCCTGACGTCGGTTTCACGTTTGATGACGCAAAGCGGCCACTCTGAAGACGGAACGGGTACGCCGTCGATTTCAACAGCGACCGGGTGCTGCTGATCCGGCGTCCAGCCCTGCACATTCTGCGCAAACCAGGCGCTGAGGGTCATGGTTTCGTGTTCGTGCGTTTCCAGCGGTTCTCCCTGCAGTCGGGAGGGGTAGATTCGTATCGTCACTGGTAATACTCCACGCGAACAAAGCGGCGCGCAAACCGCGCCAGCGGCAGAAAGGTTACGTTGGTGCGCGGATTGCACTCTGCGGCGCGCAGCTGGCCGTCAATCTCGACCACGATGGCAACGTGTGTCACCACAGAGCCGGAATAACAGGCGATACCCGCGCCCGGGGCTGGTTCACATCGCGTCAGGCCAGTCATCAGCCCGCGCGCCTCCCGATCGAGGCCGTTATCATCCTTCGTGACTCCGGCGAAATCAGGCCACGCCGCCAGGCCAAGATCGCGCCTGATTTCGTTGACGATGCCAAAGCAGTCCAGTGCGGGGTAATCGCGTCCGCCCTTCTGCCACTCGACAGAACGGTATTTATCAGGATTGAACATGGGCGCCTCATAAAAAAAGCCGCTTCAAGCGGCTTACTGGTTGGTGGCTTTTTCTTCTTGTTGTGGCTGGTATCCAGCCAGAGGATTGCCGGTGAAGTAAGGCAAGCCAAGCTCCCTTAGTTCTTTTTTTAAGGTCCTGACCTTCTCGATTGCCTCATCTAATGATGTGGTATCAAATTTTATGGACAGCGTTGCTTTTTCCATTCATCACCTCTGACGTTTAAATTTTTCATACATGGATTGCAGTTCATAATCAGGGAGTTTAATAATCTGACCTTCGTAAACCGCCATATCTGAGATCGCTTTCGCTGCGTGCTTAATAAATTCAAAATTGTCCGCAACCAGCCTGGTCGCCTCCTGGTCTATTTCACTGCAAACCGCGCTGTATTGATCTGAGCGGCCTGTGAGATTGCAGTAAGCCCAGGCCAGCTCAATACTCCGGTGAAAATCAGATGCTGCAGCGCCGAGGTGGTTAAACTCACGGACTATGCGTTCTGCGTCGTAAATATTGCCGAGAAAAGATTCCGCATAAATACCAGCGTGCAGGCACAGCAATCTGGCTTTTAAATATTTACAAGCGTCATCCAGCGTAGACACTTCCCACTCCATGTCAGGTAGAAAGGCACCTGTGTGTCGCCCACTAATCGATATGATTTTTACTTCAATGCCAGATGAAGATCCGCCATAGCAATGCCACGCGAGCCAGTGTCCAACTTCATGCTTTGCAACGGAGAAGACAATTTCCCTGAGAGAGTCGAGCATAAATCCTCCTTCACGTAAGGTGAGGAGAAATATTGAACTCTGGGAGGGTCAAGCATCAAGTTAAATAACGAAGCCCCGGGAAGACAGGGAGCGTATAGCGATAGCGCGGCCATGCGGTTTTCAGGATATTCAGGAATCCGGCAGTAATTTGCACCTCGGTCGCCTTCCAGTACCCGTCCTTAATCTGCAGAACGATAGGTGGTGCCGCCGGGTAGCTAAGGTCTGTCGATATGTACTGCCGCATTACCAGCGTGCCGTTGTTCAGGTTCGCCAGGGCGTTGCGTATCGCAGTGGAAACGATGCCGTCAATGTTGCTGATGGCGAACTGCAGATCCTGCGTACCGTCTTTGTTCCTGGCTGGCAGCGCGACGGCCATTGCAGCTGCCTGGAATGTCACTGTCGCCCCCGCCTCTGTAACAGCGGTGATATCTTCGAAGTTCTCGACCAGCCAGTAATCCTGCCCACCGACGGTAATCTGCAACGTATTCAGTAGCGCCTCGCTGCCGCCGCTGGCGTACAGCCTGTTCAGAGTTGGACTGGTCATGCTTCCGGCCACTCCCTGTTGAGCGCGTAATCGATAATGCTCTGGCCGACAATAAACTCAGGGAAATTACCCCAGCCAGGCGGCAGAATCGGACGCTCCCATAGCTCCAGTGTTGCCGTGAATTTCCAGAACCCTAACCCGAACAGCACCGGCCCATCGTAGATATCCTTGAACCGGCAGACGTAGTCACCAACGCCCATTGGCGTGCGCATGCGCATGTTGAACCACGCTGCGCCGTCCGTTATCACGTCTCTGAACCACACCTCAAACAGCTGCGCCTGGGCATCATTAAACACCCATGAAACACCCGCCTCAGTTGGAACCGAGGTGTATTTGCGGCGCTGCCGCGTGCGGCCGGATGTCATAGTGGAACGCTGGAGGGGGCTTACCGGAGTGAATCCATGCCCGGATCGCTGGGGCATTGGCAGGTACTGGTGCGGGAAATCAATGGTGCTGCTGATCCCCATGGGAACTCCTTATGTGAGGCGTTGAGTGGTGTTGAAATTGTTGGTCAGAGCGTTGGAGAGTTTTCCTTTGCCGCTGGCGACGTCGCTGACGGCCATGGCATAGCCCTGCTGCGCCCCGCGCTTAACTGCGGCCTCGAGCATGGCCAGCGTCTGCTCCGTTGGATCACCGTTGACCTGAATGACTGGGCTGTAATTGAACGCCCCGCCGCCACCGCCAATATCGCGGTTGCTGATGACGCGCCCGTTATCGCCGGGGATCATGTACTGGCTGCCATTGCTGGCTTTGAAAATCTCAGGTTTGCCGCCCTCGCCCACACGGTACATGGAGCTGGCAGATACCGGGCCGCCGTGTTCGCGGGCGCCGGCGACAGCCAATCCTTTAGCAGACAGAAGTGAGGCGGCATAGGCGGACTCACCAACAGCAGCGGCGCTGCCGTACGTGGCGATCGACGCACTCATTGCTGCAGGCGCCCAGGCTGATGCGGCAGCTGTTGCCTGGGCCATGGTGGAAGCCAGAGAAGCCGCCGCCGCTGCCTGCCCCATCACCTGGTTTTTAACCCACTGCATGCCCATCTCTACGAGACTGCTGATCACGCTGTTGATGATGGTCGAGCCGACGTTAGCCATTGCTTCCTGCAGGCTCTGGGTGCCGTCAATAAGTCCGGTGAGTGCGTTGGTTGCCCCGCTCTGCAGGCCTTCCAGCGAGGTAGCCAGCAGTTCATTGCCAGTGCTCTGATTACGATAGATTTCCCACTGGGCGGCGATACGCGCCTGCTCGTATTCAGTATCAGCTGCAGCTCGTAGCGCCAGCGCATTCTGATGGGTTAACACGCCCTGCTGCTCGTACTGCTGGATCAGCGCGAGTTTGCGCGCGTTCTCGTTCGCCAGTTGCTGCACCGGGTCAACAGTGCCAGCCGCTTCCTGTTGGGGCGCAACTGCCTGCTGGGCGCGGATTTTGGCGAGGTTGGTCTGGTGCGTCGCTTCCAGGCGTTCTGCGGTCTTGTTGAATTGTTCAATGCTTATTTTCTTAGCACTGAGCGCAGTCATTAAATCGCGCAGTTCCTGTTTATAGCTGGCATTTTCCCGCGCCTCTGCAAGAAGTTTTTCTGCTGCAGTCTGCGCTTTTAACGCATTTGTCGTATCCCAGATCTCCCCCCGATATTTACCAGCCAGCGCTATTTGGTCCTGCGTGGCGCCTTTTCCTAATGACTGTTGAGCGGTAAGAATTGCCTGCTCTCGACTTAGCTCTTGTGTAGAGCCAGCGGCCAGTTCTGATTGCTGCCTCAAATTCTCAAGCTTTTGCGCCACCGTTTCTTGCTGATTGGCTAACTTCTTAGCTTCTGACGCAGCGCTGCTGGCCCCCTTCTTGCTGTTGGCGTTAGCCTCATCCTGTTTATAGGTTGCAAGCTTGACGGCGTAGTACTTCCTGAATTCTGCAGTTCCCTTTTTCAGGCCTTGAGTTTCAGCGTCTCGCCATGCCTTTGCCTGCATTTGAGCTTCGCCAGATAGCCTTGCGATAAATAACTCCTGCTGAGCTATTTTTAGCGCCTTATCCTGGCTGGAAGTGAGGCTATCGGTCATCTCCTTCAGGGCCTTAAGGCGCGAGGTGGCGTCTGTGCTTGTCTCCATGATGGTTAAGAGACTTTTGGCATATTCCCGGGCCTTAGCCGCGCCAGAAGATTGCCCATTCCCGACATCCTGCAGAGTCACAACCAATGCCTTAAGTTTTTCATCAGTTGGTGTTTTCGCTATGTCAGAAAGTTGCTTAGCAAACTCAAAAGCTTTCTGATCGCTAATATCGAACTTGGTAGACAGGGCCGCAACAGTTGCCACCATAGAGTTCATCGTTGACTGCCCAGCCTGTCCGCTGGCTGCTGCCTGCTTCCATGCTTCGCTGAAATCGTTGGTGGTTATATTTAGCGTGGACAAATAGTCATTAAATAATTTAACGCTGGCATATCCACCACCCAGCGAAGACATCAATGAATCACCAAAGCTAATGAAGTCACTCGATGCCTTCTGCACTTCTTTTGAAACATTTGATAGAGCGGCCTGCAATTCAAGCTCAGCCTGCTTTTTCATCAGCGTTGCCACAGCGATATTTGTCTGTGCCAGCGCAGCATATTTATCAGAGAGAGCAGCTACACCATTTTGCGAAATGGTAATAACCTTATCCATGGTTTCAGCAGCGCTCTTAAGAGCATCCATGGCATTTTTACCGCCATTCAAAGATGTTATAAGCGCCCCTGCCACCACCGTGCTGAGCGCAAGAACTGCACCTATAACCGCGCCACCAGGGCCAAATGCCCCAGCAAGTTGAGACCCCTGCTGTGAGAAGGCTACGAGAGCAGACTGGCCACCCTGCACCTGGACGATGAAATCCTGAACTTGATAGCCCGCCTGCTGCATGGTTGACTTCCAGTTACCATGACCTTTTGCGCCAGTATCACTGGCAGTTTTCATATCAAACAGACGACCAGTTAGCTCACCAATTTTCTGTTTCTCTTCATCGGTAGCTTTGGACCCAGCGCGCAATTGGGCTGCCAGCATCGCAGCGCTGCGCGCGCCATTCTCCTGCGCCTCATCGAGGATCGCCAGTTGATTGCCCAGCGCCTCAATAATCGAATCAGCCCTGCTAAATTCATTGCTGGCACCACCAGTGCCACTGCGGGCCTCAGCCATTGCTCTGGCGATTCCGCTGACGCTACTGTTCAGCTTTTTAAGCTGATTATCCATGGAGTTGGCATAGCCCGTAAGCTCAGTGAAAGCACCGCCAGCCTGTCCGGCACTATTATCGAGACCATCCATGCCTTTACTTGACGCCTTGGCCGCAGCATCGAGCTCGTCCAGTGCATTGGCCGCTAACTTGCCGCCAACCAGCAATGGTTCAATATCAGCACTTACCGTGTAAACAATGCTGCCAGCGTCTTTCTCACCTGCCATAGTTTTCTCCGGGCAATAAAAAACCCCGCCGGAGCGAGGTTTGAATGAAGTTCATGGCTTTAACTACAATTTACCGGCCTTCCAATGAATATTATGTTTCCATAAGCATCATTCGTGTTTTTAATCCTTAGGACTTGGCCATTTCTCATAAACACCCAATACAGTTGCTTGCCTGTATACCCACCATATGAATTTTTAGCATTCACATAAACGCAGGAAGAATAGCCGTACACAAAATTCCTATTCTCAACCATTACCTCTTTGCGAGGCTCTGTGAAATCAGAAAATTTTGCAGACTCGGGGTCTTTTAACTGATCGCGAATGGCTGACTCTATGATGACTTTGGAATTATCTGGCTTGCTACCTACATCAGCGGTTTCAAGATTGATGTTTTTTACAGCTTGAGCGAATTCAGCATCTCTTTTTTTGGCCTCCTGCATCTCCTTACTGGGAGCGCACGCCGTTAAGAATAAAGCGATCGCCACAGCTGATAAACCAACAAAACTCTTCTTCATATCCCCATTCCACATTGGTAAAAATGAACATCCTACCCAGGAATAGCACAGGCGCAACGGCAAACGCTGATTTATTGATCTCAATCGACCGAGAACGGGAAATCCCGCAGTTCAATTACTGCCGTTGAGGCGATTTAGCCGACAGGACGATGGTCAGGCTTGATATGTTTTCAGCTGATCAAGCTCTTCTTGCGAGACCTCAGAGAAAGTCTCCTCAACGAGCTTAATAATGGACGGGAGGATTGAATCGATCTGGTCATGTGCGTTAGGGCTGACTATTGCAATTATCTGGTAATGTTCATCGTTATACAGATGCTTGGCATAAACCAAATAATTATCACACGTCCTCTGGCTCGGAGAGCACTCTGGAGGCCATGGTTTGTCACCGGGTAGTTTCAGGTGTATCTTTCGGATGTTGGCTGCCATGGCTTCATAACTTCTTTCAAAGCCGCCATGAGAGCCAAAGCACCAGTATGGAGTTCCGTTAGAAATGGTTTCTGCCAGCATCTGTGCATACTTATGCGCAGCCGCTTGCTGATATAGGCCTTCAGTTATGCTGACTTTTACCATTTCACATCCATTTAGGTGAATCGGCGCCTAATATTATGTGAGATGTTTTAATCATAGAGATAGCGTCTTCGCGAACTATATCAAAAGAGTCAACGTCAGCAGCAGCAGATTTTACCTGCTTCACTTCATCTATCATTTGCCCCGCGATGTTCTCAACAGCAGAAAGAGCCTTCACATATTTGCGCTTCAGCGGTCTGAGCATGCTGATGTGTCCACTCCACATAGGGGAGCTTTCTGCAACAGTGAACATTTCCACGACGTGGCCGCGCGCATTTTTGCACGCTATGACTAAGGCGCTTAGAGACTCAATAAAGCCCTCAGGGACGCTGCTTACGTCAATATTACCAGAACGAACATTGGCTAAATGTTGCATCCCTTCCTTTGCCATTTCTTCGATCAGTTTTGAGCTAGCAACAATTGCTGTGCATCTGCGCAGAGACTCTTCAACATTCAACCTCTCAGGCATCTCACAAGCATTAGATATCAAAGGCTTGAACGCGCTATTTACCGCATCCTGAACCTTGTTCATCTGTTGAGTTACCGCAGCCAATGCAATTGCTTGACTGATAGCCATCCTAATCCCCTCTGCCGCTATTAACGACATAAATACTACAAAACAAAAATTAGCTAAATGCTAAAAGTTTGCAAAGTGTATTACCTTAAAGGTGATCCTTCAACAGCATGATGAGTCTAGCGCACTCAGAAAGGCCCCAGAAACCACTCAAAAACACTCAAAATGAACATGTACCTGGACAGGCCTTAAATCATCGCCACGCATAGAGCTTCTGGCTTCGTTTTAAGAGGGGTAAATTTTTTGTTTTTTTGTGAGCCGCAAGGACGTACTCATAGTTCTCGTCATTCCAAATGCATAAAAGCCCACCCGGGTTGGCTACTTCGCCGCCGCCCTTCTCGCCGCCTGCTTCGCCAGGAAGTCATCCGCAACCGCGTCGTACTCATCCCGCGTGAAGCCCTTCTGATCAGGGTATTTCTGCGCCAGCATCAGCTGAAACTCGGTCATGGTCAGCGACGCAGCCTCTTCCCGGCTCATGCCGAAGTGGCTACGCGCCGCGCTGATGTAGTCGAAGGCCTTAAACTCGTTCGTCGTTTCGCCTGACTCATGCCGCTGCAGGCGGCGCACACTGGCCTTACCTACGATGCCATGCTGCATCAGGTGCTGAGCCAGCACGATGATGTCGTTCCTCGGCATCTGCCCGGGCCGGTAAACAACGTATCGACTCCATCCTTTCCACTCACCTATCATCGGGGTGAGATCGTCATCACAGCAGGCCTGCATGATATGCATACTAAGCGACAGCAATCTCTCTGCGATGCGATTCATGGATGGCGACAGCCACTCAGGGAAGCGACCAAGCGTGTCAGTGCAGAGCTGGATGACGGCGGCAACATCGCTACCGTGTACTGTGGCATACGCCTGAACTATTTCTGCTGGTGTGCCGATCCGGGTCATAGCCATCAGAGAGGGCCTTAATAGGTAGTCCTTTCCTCCCTCGCGGCCATCACTCACAGAGAACTCGCCGATATCGATCAGTGCTGTCATGTTCCTTCCCGGGTAACAATCATTATCAAGGGCAGCCGCGGCCACCCTTTGGAATGGCCGTTAGCTGACAGTAACGGTATGGGTTGCGACAAAATTACCGTCTTCAGTGTTGATGACGATCTGCGCGCTGCCGGCGGCGACGCGGTTCACTGTGACAGTGGTACCGGAGGCCGTAGCAGTGGCTTTGCTTGGATCGGTAGATGCGACGGTGAAGTCTTTGTTGGTCGCGCCAGTCGGGGCAATATTCACCGTAAAGGTGCTGGTACCACCTGCCGCGCCGGTGCTGGTAGCCGGGGTCACCGTTACGCCGGTCACCGCCACTGCCGTCACTTCATTAACTTCGATGGTGCTGGCATCACCGACTTTGAACTCGGTGGAGAACGTGACGATGTCGTTGGTCCCGCCGTCAGAACTCAGCGCGTTGATGTTCATGTAACCGATGAACTCGACCGGGCCGTAGTCCATGCGCACCCAGATGCCGGGCTGGCGCTTGGCCTTCAGTTCCTCAGCAAAGTACTTGATGAACTTGCCGACTCCGTACTGATCCAGCTTATCCTTCTTGCGCACTTCGCCTTCAAAGCTCAGGGTGAAGTCACTGTTGGTGATGATGGTCTCGACATAGCCGCCGCCGTCATCTGCATCAGAGGTCACCGAGTTCGGGTTGAAGTCGAACCCCTTAGACGTACCAGCGGCCAGCGCCATCCACTCAGATTCAAGCGGTTTGACATCCGGGCAGCCATCGGCGACTTCCAGCACGACCGCACCGCCGAAAAGGCGCTCGTTCGAGTTAGGGCAGTTAGCCATTTGAAACTCCTCTTTGACGTAAAAAAGAATACCCGCCTGAGCGGGTTATTTGGTTGGGAATGGCTAGTCGCCAAACGTGCAGGCAAATTGCAATCGGAAGACTATTCGCCCTTCTTCTGTGAGCACCGGCGCGGGGATGGCGCCCATGTTCTGGATATAGCCGACGCACTCATCAGCCATTGGGTTAGCCTGGACATAATCGACGATCCGCTGCACAGCGCTTAGCGCGTCTTTGCGCTTATCTTTCGCGCCGACGACGTCGACAAGGACGTGATATTCGGACCCGAGATCGGTGCGGATGTTTGTGCCGCCATTTGGCCGGAATACCATAACCGCCTTCGACAGGTCGCCCGGGTCGTCGTACATCAACTGCTGCACCGTGAAACCGGTAGTTAGCCCTGCATCACCGAACAGATTGCGCACCCTTTCGTGCATCATGGGCGTCATAGCGACATCTCCTTGGCGATCACCGCGTCGATTTGCCTGCGGGTATCCTCAAATCCCTTGGTCAGGAACTCTTTCCTCGCTGTGGCCCGGCGGAAGGTCTGCGGCACATTCGGATCGTGAACATACATCGCGTAATTAGCGGAGTAGCCCACACGACCAGTCACCCGATTGCCGTTCACGGTTATGTCGCGAAACTGGCTGTTCAGCAGCGTTGAAGTGTCGATCGGCGTATACAGCGCGGCCTGAGAGCTACCGATTATCAGCGCTGATTGCACAGCCCTTACGACCTTTCGACCCTGAATATCACCGATAAGGGCATTGAGGTTTTTCTGCGCCTGGCTGATGCCACTCACTTTGATGCCCATGGCTATACTCCAGTCAAAATTGCATAGTCATCCGCCACTCGCTCGAACGTGTCGGCGTAGCGGATAACCTGCCGCACCTCATCGGCACCGGCGACAACCGGGTCTGCTTCGTTAGACTCCCCAATCAGCAGGTAATCACCGGCCGCGGCGAGTGCAAACTCAGTCCACACGGTGTTCTTCACGACGATTTCGGCGCCCAGGCTGGCTAACTTCTTGCTGAGTCCGCCCTCGTAATCACAGAGGATTTTCTCAGGTTCGGCATAGCCCAGCGGGTCGCCGTATTCGTCATTACCTTCCAGCTTGCGCCAGATGGTCGCCGTGGCCGTATAACTCCAGTTTGCTACCGATGACATCAGCCCTCCTTCCAGCGCAGCACCTTCGCGCCAGTTGCCCTGATGCGCTCACAGTTGATATGCCACTCGCCGTCTGATTTCACGTAGCCAGTGGTTTCCCTCCCGGTGTCGGTCATCACCCATACGCGGGTGAATGAGCTCGGTAGGCCGTGCTTAACTGATTTGTACGTCATCAGCAGCCCCCGACAACCATGAACAGGCCCACGCTGTTACCGGCGCTGATCGGCAGTTCTCCGGTGCAACCGCTGGTATCGAGCCGGGCCAGCGAGTCGCGCAGCCAGGTGATGCCATCGTCGCCGTACTCAAACGAGCGGGACGCGCCAGACGGCGCACCCTGCGATTTGATTCGGCGTGCGCCGGATGACGTCGCCATTAGCGCGGCGGCATACATCAGGATAAGCTTCGCGGTGCACTCGTCATACCCCGCGCCATCGAGACACGGGATAATCTTGTTCACCACGCAGAGGATCGGCGTAAGCAAGGCATCAGGTATGGCGTACCCCAACTCAGCGAGGAAGCCTTTAATTTCTTCTGGCGTAAGCGGGGTTGCCATGGTTATTTCGCCTTCTTGATAGCTTCTGCCAGTGCCGCTTCGGCTTCGTCAGCGCGTTTGGTTTCTGCTGCCAGCGCGTCGGCGTGAGCCTTTTCTTTTGCTTCACCATCGGCGATTAGCTTTTGGTTCTGCTCCAGCGCGTCGGCGAGTTGCTTTTGCAGGCCAGAAAGATCTGCCGTCGGCGCGGAAGGGGTAGCCACTTCGAAGGAAAGCTTTTCGCCCTTCTTCTTGTCGGTCTCCTTCGCCTTGCCTGTGCTGATCCAGCGCTCAGCCGTTGCGTCATCCACTTCGACTACCGCACCAACCTCCATTTTGCGGAGGTTGGCACCGGCGTGCAGGTTATTTGCCACGATTTCTACCAGTGCCATGATTTATCCTTAGCTCGAAGCGTGAATAACGGAGTATTTGTTGTTGATGTCCTGCTTGACCATCAACCCCATTGCACCCCAGGTGCGCCAGATGTAGTCGCTGTTGTACTCCGGGCGCGGAGATGCAACGGTACCGATAGCCTGGCCGACGATTGGAGCGATGACTCCAGCACCCAGTGGCACGATGACGATTTCGTTACCGGTCAACTGGCTGTCTTCCTTGATCGCCGCAACACCAGTCAGTTTCAGGATTTCATCCATTACGGTGCCAGACTGGAAGTTGTCGCTGTAATAACGCTCCCAGTTAGAGATGATTTCACCGGAAACGTACCAGGTTTGGTCTGCGTACTGACCGTTGATGCGACGCATCTGATCACGTAAAGAGATTGCACCCGCGCGGTTCTGCTGAGAGGTAGTAGCAGTCGAAGTAAAGTCGATGTTCAGACCAGAAGCGCCCAGATCGATCTGCGCTACACGCTCATCGTCTTTCAGTCCCTTCCAGGTCAGGCCATCGAACACTGCGAAATTACCAGCCTTGTCGCGGAAGCCGTTGAAGATGTAGTCAACGTAACGGCGCTGCACGTCTTCTACAGAACCTCGCTGTGCATCAGCCTGAGACTGAAGCGCCGACGGGCTGTTGAAGATAGGATCACGCCATTCGAACTTAAAGCCCGAGTCATGGATCGGAACCATGGTACCGTCGAAGGTGTAACTGCGGGCATCCAGAGCCGCACCTACCTGACCAGACATCGAGGTGTGCGCCCAGCCACGGCCGCCGGTACGAGCATAATCGTAACGAGATTGCTCGATTCGAACGGAGCGAGACAGGGGCATCAGATCGTTCAGCAGAGTGAACTCAGTATTCGGCTCGAACTGCTGAAGCACGGTGGTATCGAAAGCGCGGTACAGGCGGCGAATGTCGTCTACTGCGTTAACCGCATCCAGATGACCATTCTCGCCAAATCGCGTGCGAGCCAGGAAGTCAGCCACAGCCTGTGCACTAGCGTTACGCTCGTTTTGCAGGCTGTTGAACTGCCACTGGTTAATTTCAGCGTTACCGGTCTTTTCGCCGATAGACTTGGAGAATACAAACATTCAGTGCTCCTTACTTGAACACAACGCGAATCAGATCGCCGGCCACTGCAGTGACTGCTTTATCTTCTTCGACATAGGCGAATACAACGGCATCAGCGACAACAGCGGTGACGCGACCATTTGCTACGGCAACCGGCTGGCCTTTGGTGTAGGTGCCAGCGGCGGCACGCACGTTCAGGAACATGCCAGGCAGCGGATGAATACCCACGACCAACTCATTGGTTGGAATGGCGTCATCAACACTCAGGCATCGCAGGTAGTCTTTGTTGGCTACGTACTTAATAGCGCTTTCAGCACCGGCAACCGACGCAGTGAACTTGTCAGCAGTGCTGAAGAATCCTACCGTTCCAGGCAGGGTTGATGCGGCAGCACCGCCTTCACGATTGAGCAGCGGGTTAGGGAATACGCCACCCGCATGGATGATATGCTTTCCGTCTTTAGCCATTATTTACTCCGGCATTTCGCTAACAGATTGAGAAGAATTGACCTGGCGGAATGCACCATTCAGGCCGATGGAGGTCTGGCACTTGGCGTACATGGCGTCGAGTGCCTTACCGTCCAGATCCGCGACTTCTTCATCGCTCATGTTCATCGCCAGCTTCACAGCTGCGCGCTTTTCGCCTTTCTCCTTATCGGCGTTGACGGTCAGGCCAGATTTAACCGCAGCGAGATCGTCGGCGAATGGCTTAAACCAGGCCGGGGCTTCCGCCTGGTTGTTGGCGCGTTCACGCTCTTCTTTCTCAGCCTTTTCGCGAGTTGCCTTCTCTTCAGGCGTTTCGGTTTTGGCGGCTGCCTTCTCTGCTGCCAGTTGGTTGTATGCGTCCATCAGCTCAGCGTCGGACTTGCCTTCGGTCGGCTTACCAGCGGCTTGCAGCGCATTGATAATCAGTTCTTTCATCGGATCGTTCTCTCCGTTGGTTTTAATCTCGTACTCAGTTGGTTTGCGCACGACTTCTACAGGTTCGCCGACGAAAACGGCCTTACCGTCCTCATCGATGAGGTACTTCTGCTTCAGGTATTTGGTGTCATTGCGGTAGATGAAGCTGTCCGGCCACACCGTTTCAGGCCAAAGCCACTTATCTTCGGCGTCCCCCTCACGCAGCTTGTCGCTGATGGCGCGGGAGATGTCGTCGAAAGAGAAGTTGGAGGCATTGGTGAAGAAGAATTTGGTTTTGTTAAGCAGGCCGTCGCGGGTGCAGTCGATACCATCAGCCAGGCGGGCAACTTCGATCTGTTGCTCATCACCTTCTGAGTTAACGAAGATGCCAACGCCATCCTCTGGCGTTCCGGCGCCAGGCTCATCAAGCAGCACCGCCACATGGTCAAACATCATATTGGTGGCGATCTCGTTGTACTTCTTGCCTTTCGACTCGCCGTTGGCGGCGATGCCGGAGTACAGCAGGCCAGTCGAAATGTGGATCGGGTCGGAGTTGGTGCCAGCCAGCATCTCATCCAGGCGGTTAATCAGGCGCTTACCCTTGTCGCTGGATTCGGCGTACTGGCGATTAACGTACATGTCGCCCGTCACCTTGCCGTCTTTGTGGCTGACGTTCTGCAGCCAGGCTCCAACGTGGTACTCGTTCACCGCCCGGACATCGCGCGCCGACACGTGTTTACCGTCCACTTTCGGATGGCCCAGCGGCATCGGATTACGCTCGAGCGTGTTGTAGGCCTTTTCGATTTCTGCTGCCGGGTACAACTTCCGGTTCATCACAATATCGTCCACGACAGGCGTGATGCCGCGAACCACGATATGTGGCTTGCCGTCGATGGTTTCAGTGGTGATGTTTGAAGCGGAGTTGACGACGGTCAGCACGTTAACGCGGTTGCGTTTCATGCTGGATCCTCATTGGTGAAATTTTGGTGGTGCTTTCCGGCGATAGTCGGAGCTTTTTCTGTCTCCATCACAATCGGCAAGCATCCTGTCATGGGCTACCAGACCCTGAGTAATTGCCTTAATCCTTTCTTTTGGGCGGCATATAGTTTCTGCGAATGAGTAGTGGATCCTCAGAATCTCCACCGCATTGGCGGCATCACATGGGTAAATCATGCAGCCTCCTTAGCGGTCCACTGCTTACGCTCTTTCGCCAACTTATCCGCCAGCCCTTCATTGAAGATGCTGCCGTCGTCGTTGAGCAGAACCGGTATCTGACTGCAGTAGCAGTTGTACCGGTTTCCGTTCTCAGCGTAGAAGTCGCGCACCTCTTCGGTGGTGTAGACTTTGCCGTGACGGCTGGCGTGCCAGCCGCGCGTTGTAGGCTTGAGTGCAGATAGCCACATAAGGCCGGTATTCAGCCCCAGCCGGTCAGCAGCCCAGTCGGTTTCGTTCCACTGCGCCTGTCGCAGCGCGCCGACCTGCTCGGTCTGAGCGATGTTCTTCGCCTTCGACATAGACACATCGAGGCGCTTACTGATGACGCTGGCCGTTTCCCGTGGGTTAACCCCGCGCGCCACCGCATCGGTGATGATGCCTGTCAGGTCTGCCCGGGCGGCATCGCTGATCGCTTTCCAGTCGCTGAACGTTGTCAGCCTGGCGGATGCAATCTGATTAAGGTGACCGGGGCTGCTTAAAAGCTGCTGTAGCGTCGTCTGGCTGGCGTAGACCTGAGACTGCTGCGAGAGGTTGTTGAAGGCCTCCAGAGTGCCGCGCTGCGCTTCTGCGACGACGTAATCCATCGCCCACTGGTTCTGCTCGCCCCCTTCCAGCAGGTAGTCATCGAGAATGGCCTGCACTGCCTCAAGCAGTTGCGCCAGTTCCTGCGGCGACATGTCGTAGATGAACCGGCCAGCGTTGACCTGGTAGAGCCGCAAATCCTCGCCTTGGTCGTGGCAAAGGAAATGCCAGTTATGGCTGTTAACCTCACGCTCTCGCCCTGTAAGGCGCTGTTCGAATAGAGCTTTCAACGCGCGCTTGATGCCGAGATACCGGTCCTCGATATCCCGGAACATCGCGGTAACCTGCTTTGCCGATCGCGTAGGGTCAACCTTGCTGCGCGGTACTATCGGCAGGCCCACCTTGACCTTCTGGTCTATCGTCAGCGGCCAATGGATCATCGGTTGTCACCTTGTCGTCCGGTTTTGGTGGTTCTTTTGGCTCAGGCAGTGGGTCCAGTCCAACAATCTCTCGCAGTTCGTTGGCGGTAAATGGCGGTTCCCCGCCATAGAAGCCGGATGTTTTCTGCACGATGTCGGCCAGTTTAGAAGCGTTCTCGATCTTCTCTTTCTCGCCCGGTGCCAGCAGGTCACTCCAGGATATGGTGACCTCGCCTTTGGTTGGTGGGTCAATGATGCCCAGAGTCCAGAAGCGCTCCAGTAGTGCCGTAATGCGATCAGTCAGGAAGCCATTGCGACGCGTGTTGCGACGGATAGCCCAGTCAGTTTTGTCCTCATCGCTCGCCAGTCGCCCTGTCTGCTGACCGAACAGGATGGTGAAAGGGATTTGCACGGAGGCGGCCAGTTCGTTCGCGGTGACTTCCCAGGTGGGCCCCGGGTCGCCGGGCGTAACGCTCAGAACGCGCATTTGACCGGCCTGCATTACTGCGGCTGCGTCGGTCCCGCGGTTCAGCTTGTTGACCTTGTCGCCCATGGCTTCGCCAAGATCGCTATAACCTGCATCTTTGGCCTGGCTGGCAAGTGTGGACATGTCCGTATCTTTGCTGAACTCAACCGCGATCTGGCGGCTGGCGTTCTTCAGGAAGCCCTCGGCCCCACCACCGGAAACTTTCTCCAGGTCGAGTCCCTTGTTGTAGCCAGCTTCAAGCAGCGGGATGCCCGAAAGGACATTTTCGTCCTCTGAACCTTCACAGAACAGAATCACCCGGCTTGGGTGTACTGGCTCTCCGCGCATCGGGCCTACGAATTGTTCATTTCCAACCGGCTGCTCGTTGAAGTTAAACATCAGCGGCTGACCAAATGTCGGAGATTTACGGTTGTTATCCCACTCGGCGACAGTTAACTGCGGCTCCCATACGGGGAGCAGTTTTACCAGCGCCGACTCACCGAGTGTCTTTACCAACTTGATGTCGACTGGCTCTTTCCAGTCCAGATTATCTTTGACCTGCAGCAGTAGTGCGGAGTAACGGCCAACCATATTGCGCCGGTCGGCATCCTTCACCTTCGGCCACAACTTCTTCATGAACTTTGTGACTTTCTTTTCCCAGGCGTTCGTCTCTTTAGACACCTTCGTCTGATCGCCATCAACAATGACCGGATAGTCCTGCCAGCAACCGTCCAGGAGGCGATGCACAACAGCAAACCCGGCTGCATTGCGGCGGTACATGTTGTAGAAGTCGTTGAAGGTAATATCACGCGGGTAACCAAACTCCTGATAGAGCGTCGGACGCTTAGTGTTCCCACCGCCGATGCCGATGGCATTCAGGTATTTCGCTCGCCTCATTTCAGTGGCGAGGTTGTTCACAGCCAGTTGAAGGCCGTTATCTTGTTCGCTCACTGGCGATGCTCCTTAGAAGAAAACTGCGCCGACGCCCTGACCGCTTAACTCAGTCATTGCCCACACGAGAGCATCAAGCCGATCGGGTGATTTTTTGGCAGTGGTTGGGATGTATTCCATTTGCTGATTTTCAAGGCTGTAGAGATTGCCGTGATGGGCAACACGGCCCTGCGAATAGAGTGCTGAAATTGGCTCTGCGCGGGCAAATTTACCTTTACTGGCGTGGACGCGGATAATGCGGCCCTTAAACCCGGCGTTTCTGAGAGTGTCCTCAGCCATGTCACCGCCCTGGTTGGTCTCAATGACGATCGCATCAGCCTCATGGATGTCGTAAGCCTCCATAGCCTTAGTCGCCCAGCCGTTGGGTGAGTATTTCCCACTGTAATCGCCATCAGCAGAGTATTGCCTGCGATCACCGGTGCCATAAACACTGGCGGCAACGATACCCGTCTCATCACTTTCTTCGCTGTTCGTAGCCTGTGGGTCAATAGCTATTACCGTTCGCGATAGCTCTTCAGTGATGTTGAGTGCCCTGGCGGCGCTGATCATCTCCTCGTTCCACAGCGCGCCCTCCGCATTGAAGCGTTTCGGGTTCTGCATGTACTGAGCTTCAGCGGTGCGCCGGTGGGAAAAGAGTGAAACGCGGTGCGACTCGTTATGCTTAAAAGGCCACAGCCAGCCATCAGGAAGGCCATGGTCAATCGGAATGGCGTGGGTGTTCTCCGGGTACTGTTCAGCGTATGACAGGCTGTTGTTGATGAGTACAGGGAGATTCAGGTGATGCCATTTCTCACCACTCCCGCCCCGCAGCAGGTAACCACTCAGGTCGTGGTAGTGGATCCGCTGCATGATGACAATCATCGGCGTCGTCTCGATCGCCAGTCGTGATTTGATTGTCTCGTTGAAGCGGTTGTTGACGCCGTCGCGGACGATCTCAGAGTAAGCGTCATCTGGCTTAACCGGGTCATCGATAATCAGCGCACCCTGCCATCCCGGCTCCATGTGTCCTGCACGAAAGCCGGTAACCTGCCCGGCAGCTGACGACGCATAAACGCCACCGCCGTGTTCGGTCCACCACATCGCCTTACTGTCAGCATCATCGCGCAGCGCCATCGGCCACATTGATTGGTAGGCCTGCGACTTAATCATGCCGCGCGCGGTTGAGGAGTTCAGCAGCGCCAGGTTGTGCGAATAGGACAAGTGCATGAAGCGGGCCCGGCAGTTCAGCGCCAGTCCGCGACCCATCATGTTGATGGTCGCCAGCTCCGTTTTCGTGTACCCAGGCGGGACGTTGATGATCAGGCGTTGAATCTCACCATCAATTACGCGGTCCAGCGTCTGCTGAATCACCTTATGGTGAGGCGCGACTATCATCTTGCCGCCGGTGCGCTGTTTGAAGAAGTAACGCGCGTAATACAGGCCGTCCTCTTCACATTCTACCCGGCGGGCAAATGTCTTTTGCTCAGCAGTCGTCATCCTCCATCATCTCCTGCCGTGCGGATTTGTATTCCTCTTTGCTCATGGTGATCGTTTGGATGGCACCACCATTCGGTCCGGAATGTTCAAACTTGTGCTTATTGGTGTAGGCATCGCCGCATTCCTTCGCCGCCTGCTCGATGATCTCTGCCGTAAGCGCGAGGTTCTTCATGCCCTCGGCGCGCGTTGCCATGCGGTCGAGAACGCGCAGCCTGTACGCCTTGTTGGCGATAGGGATGTCTGTGATTTCAGTCTGGAAACGACTTCGGGTAGTCTTAAAGAGGTCGACCCACTTTTGGCTCAGGCTCTTGGCCATCGCGTTAGCCGGGTCATACGCAGAAACCTGCTGGCGAGTCACAACCACCTTGAAATTCTCTTTTACAAGCTCGATCACCTTTGCAGGTGTTTCATAGCATGCGAGAGACTGAACAATGAAGGCTTTAACCTCTGTCGATAGAGCTGCCACAGGTCACCTCCATGACAAAGCAGATAAAAGTTATGCCAGTTTCAACATGCAAGTCCCGCATGATCTGGCTATATCGATGTGAGCCACTTCCGCTGGCGCATTGGCCGCATCAACGAGCTCCTGTACTTCTTTGCTGGCACCGTATCGACGTACGACACCAGTGAATTCTTCGACGTCGTGGCCGCGCAGTGTAAGCACTGGCTGCCCGGTCTCTTTGTTGAACTTTGGCGCACCGAAATCATCGGTGGCCTGGGCAATGTGGTAAAGCTCATGCTCTACCAGTGCGCAGAATTCGAGGTCACTGCATTGTGAGCAGTAGTCGGCTGCTAGAGTAATGATGAACTTCGGAATGCGACCGAACCATTCATACATCTGCTGCTCCATCCGGGCCTTCTGCCATCCGCCGGCGCGGAGCATTACCTGTTCGGCCTGACCGAGAACGTATCGTCCTTTCTTAGCGAATGAGCCAGACGCCCACATGAAGCAGAGATCAGCTTCAAGCAGGTGTTCGTGATCAGGGTTATAGATGCTGCCAGTATCGCTGAGGATTTGGCGGCTTATCCATTCATGCACTTCATTGGCTGGGATCAGCCTGGTGTATGGCTGCCAGTTATCGGAGTCGATGAAGTTAACTGGCGGGTATGGCCTGCGCTCGTCATCGTTAGCCATGGGTTACTCCGTTTTGTCTTTGACCGGCTCTGCTTTCACCTTCTGGCTGATGCCGTGCTTAACAATGAATGCGGATACCTTTTGGTAGTTGGGCTCGCATCTCATCAACAAGCACATCAGTGTCAGCGTCCGCAGATAAACCGGCAGCCACCACCTGCTTTTGATTTGAAACGACAGTCTGCACGTTGCCATTGTTTACTCCGCTTATCCCTTGCGGGGGGTAATTGTGATTTATCCGCTCTGGGGGATATCCATTATCAAGCCCACCCGGGGATGAGCTTTGGAATGGTTACTTCGACTTTGCTTTCGCTTCAGCTCGTTTACGGCGACGTTCTTCTTTCTTGTCGGCATTTGCCATGTCCATGAATGCCTGCATGATCGAGTTACGCATCATGTAGCTGACAAAGTGATGATTGACGCATCCGTTGAGACGGAGTTGCTCGCCAAACTGATCCACCGAGGCCAGCGCTTCCATCATTCCCTTCTCGCCTTTCATGAACTCAGAGAAGTCGCGCCCCGCTCTGGAGGCGCATTCGATGACGCGATTATTCATCCCGGCAGCCCGGGGATCGTAATCTGCAACTGGTTAGCCAGGGTGTTAATCTCAGCGACCAATACAGGCTTCGTATAGCGCCATGCTGCGAGTCCTTGTCCGCAGAAGCTCGCCATGTCCTTTTTCTGGTCAAACTCATGGCACTTCATGTTGAGCTGCGCACTTAAGCTGTTGCGATGCTGAAGCTCTCCGGTGAAGTAGTCATCGAGGACCTTATATGCCGCGTACTTGAACCCGGGGTTTAACCAGGCAGCATAATCGTAAGCAACAAACTTCCCGCCATAGGTTCCGCCGTGTACGCCGCGGGCAGTAAAAACCACAGATTCGTGGTTTTTCTCCAGCTCAGCCAGGAACTCCTTGGTCTGCTTGTTTCGCAGATAGTGGTAAGGAGATTCCGCGTCACTTTTGCCACTGGCTTTCCACATATCGGTGAGGCAGATCATGCCGTCTTCCCCGACACGGATTGGTTGATTGAAGAGGGTTAATGATTTCATTTCGCTGTTACCTTTTGGTGGTTGAGCCTGTTCTCGTAGATACGGGCAGCCCAAGAGCGGTCAGCGTTACCACTGCCCTATCTCAAGCTCTACCCCGAAAGGCTCTTGGTTGATATGCGCACGAGAATGCGCGGGTTTACTACGGGCATAAAAAAGCCCCGCTAATGCGAGGCTCTGTTATTTCTCTATGCTTAAAGTCCAGAGGAGAGACTGTGTCAGAGCCTCAGGGACGAGGTTCTATTTCCTGAGCTAACTCAACTTGTGCGCGTTCTTTATCTCCATCACAACCTCACGCTGCATCTTCCTGACTTCATCGCGGTGCCGGCGCTCCTGCTTCCAGTAAATCCAGAAGAACACCCACGTCATGAGAAGTGCGGCAATAGCTCCGCCGGAGATGATGTTGTAGATAGAGTACGCACTCATTTAGCGGCTTCCGTATCGCAGTTGGCTTTCCACGTTTTGTTGTGGGTGAGTATCGCCCGCTTGGTGCGATCATCCATAGACAGGATGTCGGCCTCGGTGACGAGGATTGGCTTTACCCAGTTACAGGCGGTGTCCACCACGACCATGTTATTTGTTGAGCCAGTCTCTGCGCAGCTCGTCATCAACATTGTTGCCAGGCATGCGAGTAACGGTTTCCTGAACATCTGAAGCCTCTTTGCTTGTTTGCGTCTGGCGCTTATTTGCGGCAGTTGCCTGCTCGATTTTGGCTTTCGTCTCTCGCTCGTTGGCGGCCTGCTCAGCCTTTCCCTTCCCCTTCGAGTGACCGATGCCAAATGCGCCAGCGGCGATAGCCACTACAGCGAAGAATCCGGCGATCAGCATTTCTATGATGCTCATGGTTTCTCTCCTGGGTTCATGCCGGCGTCGATTTGCTGCTCCTTGATATCTTTATCTCCGGACAGCTTTTTGGCCCCGAGGTAGCCGGCGGTGCAGAAACCGAAATACAAGCCAAATACGACTTCTGACAGCGTTCCCTGATAGGCCTGCCATGCAACCACACAGCTGCTAACAAGGAATCCGAGAGCGGCCTGTGTGCGGCTGAGTGAGATATTCCCGGTCATCCCGCGAAGCATGTTCAGAGCATCCATCAGATGAGGCCTTTGTAGATGTCATAGCTACCAGTTCGCATCACTTCAGCATGCCGCTGAGCGCGTTCTGGCGTTTGCTTCGCCCACAGGCTGTTGAGCATCCCGCGGGACGCACCATCAAAGTTTCCTTCGGAGATCATGGCGAGAGTGTTTTTGAAACCAGCAAGGCCAGGAACGCCCATTTGATATGCCATGCTAATCAGCACGTCCCTGCGGGCATCATTGCAGCTTTTCATCGCGCTGATGATTGCCGGTCGCAGTTGCATCTCGGAGATAGTGCTCTCGACAAATACCTCTTTCCACACATCGCCAACGCGGCGCGGTACGGTGAAGGTGTAATTGGATAGTGCTGCGCCTTTGGGGCCGATTTTGATGCCACCGGCAACAGTCGGATATCCAAGGGTGTCGCGGTATGGCTTTTCACGATAGCCTTCCTCAAAGTTGAGGATGGGGATGATCTGGCTCACTTCTTCTCCTCCTCAACCAGTGGCTTTACTTTGTCTGCCGTCTTTTCTGCAGTTCGCTCCGGGATGGAATCGAGCTTTGCCTTCATTTCGCTTACCTGCACCGCAAGCAATTCAACCTTCTTGTCTCTTTCGTCAGCTATATCGCGGTACTCCGCACGGATTTTGCTGTTGGAGTAAGTGAAGGCGATCGTCATTACGCTGCACATGGCACAGAACAGAAGAAACATGGCGCCTATCATGAGACGCCCTTTATGGCTCTCAATAAACGCTTTAACTTTCATGGCGATCTTCCTCCAGCTTCGCGAGCATAGAGCTCACCTGGCCCCGGAACTGTTCATCGCCTCCGGACTGGGTCATTGCTATCAGTATGCGAAGCGAGCTTTTGATGATGCGTATGTCACTCTCGAGATGGGAAATACGCTGCAGATCCTTTTCTCTTCGCTCTCTCAATTCGTTGTTCTCTTGACGCAGCTCGTCGTTAGTGGCTTTGAGAAGAACAACCTGCTCTTTGTAATGTGTAATTACCTCGCCGCCGGCCCTGTTATTCGTAACGGCTGAAGCAATGACCGCGCTTAATGGCTTCCAGAAAAGCGCGAGCGCACCGCCACCGAATAAGACGGCAGCAATGCTTGTGATTAGGCTGTTCTCCATTGGGTAATCCCAGCTGCGCATTGAAAAATAAAAGAGCGCCGTACATCTGGAGATGGGGGTGTCCAACGGCGCTTAAATCGCCCGTAGGCGTATGTGAGGGAATGGCAATATCGGCTCTTCGGCCTAAAGGTCCCAGGTAGCGGGATTCAGATACGAAAAAGCCCCGGCGGTTAACCGAGGCTCTTTTGTGTAATTCAGTCGACAACCAAAGCTATGGCGACAATATCAGATTTACATGAAATATATGCGTTTCAATCCAGTTTTGCAAGATTTATGTCGTAATTTGCTGCCTTTTGTTGTGAACGTGATCGCGTTACCTGCAATAAAGCGCCGCTATCCAGGCGCAGGAAGATGCGTTTCATCTCCACCCAGCGATCGGTAAACGTCTCTGACCAGTTCTTTGCGGTCACCCCAACCAGTTCAGCCAGCTGCTTATACTCGTATGTCTCCCGACCGGCCAGCTCAGCTTTAACATCCTGCGCCGCTAGCCAGATCAGAGCCTTCAACCTGTCCATCGTTTTGCCGGCCACTTTCTTCACGCCCAGCTGAGCCATGAACTCACCCCATGCCCACTGAGTAATCGCCACCTGATTCTCCCAGCGCACGTTCTCACTGTAGTTCCATAGCAGCCACGCTTTCTGGTGCTCATCCAGAGAAAGCACTGCGCGACGCCACGACGCGGTGGAGTATTCGACCGGCTGAACCAGCGGGATGTGCGACCCTTTAGCGCGCGATTGCTGCCCGGGGATCGGCGGGCTGCTCGGGTTAACCAGCTTCCCGTTCGCCGGGTTAATCACCTTCACGCGGGAGCGGCTGCGCGGTGTGGCAGTGAACATGGCGTTTTCAGCAAAGGCGACCAGCTGACCTTTGGTAGCCCCACTCAGATCTGCAGTCGCAACGATGAGCTGCTGGCGTACAAATTCCAGGTATTGAGTATTCACGCTGCGGCCCTCTCTGGCTGTTTGGTTTTGGTCTGGTTATGGCTGTGCTTTGCTACTGGCGGCATCTTGGCGCGCATGACGCTTTCGGCCTGGTATCGGGCTATCTGGTCGCGGGTCATGCGGCCTCCTGCTGTTTCAGTTCTTTGAGCTTTGCGCGGTACTCATCTCGGATCCGGATGTAGTCGTCGCGTTTCCATTTCGGTAATTCGTGCGGCCCCATCAGGGCATCAAAGCGGGTCTGCCCGATTTTGGCGATCAGCGCCGGACGATAGGCGGTCAGGTTGCCTGAAAGGTGGTTATTACAGGGGGCACACTGGCGATGGCAGTTGTCCTCGTTGAAGCGCAGCTCTGGATTAGCGCCGGTCGTGCGGAAATGCCCGGCATGATATTGGCCGTCGTGGTGGCGGCCACAACTGATGCATGGCTGATGCCGATCCCGGTACCTGATAAATTCATTGAAGGCTTGCTGCGCCTGGTCGCGGAAGTAACTTAGCGGCTTAACTTCAAGGCGTTTCTTGGCCTGCCGATCCCGGCTTTCTTTCTCAGCCTGATGCTTCTCCCTGATGCGCTTGGCCTCGGCCTTAATCTTCTCCTTGGCGCGCTGTTCCATTGCGAGGATGGCTCCATGCTCAGGGCAGCACCACCGAATGCGGATGTCGCTGAACTGAGGCACAAACCACTCGTTGCATACCTTGCACTTGCGGCGGGCTGGCCTACGCATGATTTCTCCTTGCTGCCAGGCGCAGCCATTTCTGATCGACGAGCCGGGCGGTGTAGCCCTTGAGGGTTGGGATTTCAGATGGCTTGAGTTCCGGCTTACGCTTGCGGCGCGTCCGGACCCGGTAGATTTCGTTAGTGATAATGCGAGCGAGAGGGCTAGCCACGGGCACCTCCGAAACGGGAAGCCCATTCCATAGCCAGGCGTGATTCGTCGCCCCAGCGGACGTTACGCTCAGCACCAAAGGCATGAATAAGTTCGATGAGGTCGCGCATCTGGCCGACGGTCATCTTGCTGGTTGACTGACCCAGCACAACAAATCCATCACCGGTCAGGTTCGGCACGACTTCCTGCTTAACCAGCGCAGCGGTGAAGATGTGTTTCCAGGACTCAGAGGATAGCTTTCGGCCATGCCATTCAACCTGGCTGCTGACATCGCCCAAAATTGCCCAGAGCTTTGCATTCTGGTCGATGGAGCGGGTCATCTCTTTTATCTCGATGACGACCGGGCGCTTCTCGTCGAGCTGCAGCTGGTTAATCGCGTTGATGGCATTGGCGCGAATGTTGGTGTTACGGAGGAGGAATTGCTGTTTCATACGGCCTCCCCACAGGAAACCGCAGAATGCAGAAAATCGCCGGTGCATTTCTGCATCGGTGACAGGTGAAGATGTTCAGATTGTGGTCGCATATAACGTCCCCATTATATGCGCAGGGGACACCGGGTGTTCAGGCCGGTGCGTTGTTATTATCGCTCAGTGATATTGAATTATCAACGCGAGAAAAAGGCCTCCGAAGAGGCCCTGGCCGTCGATATGGGGATTACCACATCGCTTGTATGGCAGTTACGGATTAAAGCGATGCTTGGTCAACCTCGCGCCCATCGCCATCTCTTCCTGAATTTTGACCCGCTCCTCATGAATGCGGTTCGCTTCCTCCTGATGCGGTGCTGCTGGATATGCGCTACCTTCCTGCCCTGGCTCGTTGCTTCCGGTGCATGCATTCCTGTGGTCGTTGGCATGCGGGCAGCGCTTATTGCCGCAGTCAGGGCACACAACGAATCGCATATCAGTCATCTTCACAGGGCGGCAGGTCAGACACCAACACTCAGGAATCACCGGAGAATTAACGGACAATTCAGCGCAGATTCTGGCTGTAGCTATGCAGCCTGAGCATTCGCAATCAGGCCGGTATCCGTGGTCAATTGGGCTCGGCATCTGAGTATTGGTTGACATTTCCGCGGTTTCCAGAAAATGTTCGGTTGACGAATTTGAGATTTCCCGAAAATCCGGCGCTGCCGCAATCGCCACATCCCAGAACTCACGGAACAGCGAGTAAGCGCCAGAGAGGTTGGCGGCAGCGTATGCTCCAAGCTCAGAGTTAATCTGAACTGCTCGCATCATTTCGGGGGCCATATCAACCGGCACAGCCACCCACCCATCTGGCAACTCATCAGGCTGGATTACAGGTTCGGCACCCTGAAGCATGGCGGCGCGGCAGGCATTCCAGCCGTACTTGAACGCCACGTTGATGGAATCGCAAGGTTCGCACTCTTCCATTTTCAATATGGCCTGTCTGGTGCTGATGGCATCCGGAACTACTGGCTGCGGTAACTGTGGTGCTGCGTAGAGTGGTGTCACTGTTACATCGCCGTCTTCAGCTACAAATTTGGCCCGGGCCGGATCATTTGTTACATGGCATTTGTCCCGGTATAACCACTGCCACGCCACCGGCTCCTGCTTCATACCAGCAAGCAGCTGGCGGGCCATTTCCTCGATAACTTCGCTATCGCATACTACCAATAAATTCGTCATGTGCATTGCACACGGCTTGTACGTCGCTTTTTTTGCAAGCTCTACGATTTCTTCCAAGCGTTCTTTGGTGAATTTGGTCATGGGTTAGCCCTTTGTCGCGCACAAGCCGCGTAAACGCAATTCGCCGTTGCTTACCTCTTTCAATTCAACAAGAGCAGCACGACACGAAACTTCTGAATTAAATTCCTGAGTTGTGATAGCCGGACTTGTGCCGTTATATCCGCCAACTGCCCAGATTATTAATACCCACATACCCTACTCCCCCACCTTAGTGATGATGCCAGCGGACTTTAATGCCGCCCTAACCTGATACTCCACTTCCTTCGCAAATTCGTTCTGGTAGATTTCGGTGTAGTCAGGAAGAACAACCTCCCTCGCCTCCAGTTCAGCGATGCGCTTCTCTGCGGCTTCCCATTTCGCGTGCAGCAACGAATAGTTTTCGCATACTGTCTTAATAACGTGGCGCAGATTGTCTTCATCCATATCGTCAATCACCGGAAGCAGCATGTTCGGCGTGAGAATCTCATTTAGCCTCTTGTCTTTTTCCTCCAGCTCATCCAGCAGCGCCAGCACGGTGGCGGGGTTGGCTGCGGCGATAAAATTGGCGTCCGTCCTGTGAAGTGCAAGGCCATAGTCGCTAGCCAGTTGCTCTTCATTCCACCAGGTTTCTCCTTCCTCTGAGATGGCCTTCCCCGCCGCTTCACGCAGCGCCTGTTTGTTGATGTTGCTCATTGGGCGGCCTCCTGGCGAATACGGATTTCTGATTTAGGCGTCCCAGAGTTACCCATCACATAGCAACTTCTGCCGAAAATTGACACCCACGCCTCCAGGCTTTTTAGGTTCTCACGCATCCCCTTAGCCGTTCTGCGGCAGCGCAGTTTGTTGCGCTTCCCCGCTGAACGGCGGGACTGATTGATGACACGGCGGTTGTGCGCGTCGAACACTTCCTGGATGCGGGATTTATCGAGGTTCTTGTACGGGGCCTTGCATCGAGCCGCGCGGCCGTTGAATTCAACACGATGCGCCAGAATTAGATCGTCCAGATACGTTGCTTTGCTCATGCTGATGCTCTCCCGCCCCTGACAGAAGCCAGGCACTGATTGAATAGGTTGTTAAGAGGGTTGGCCATGCCAAAGATGTACGGTGCGCTCTTGCTGTAGTGCCACACTTTCGCTCGGCCCAGCCATTGCCGGTGCACCTCCCCCTGCTTGCACAGTGATGCAAGAATCTGCGAGGTGACTTGCACCTCAAGACCAGTCGCGGCGGCGATATCCGATGAAGCTCCTTCGTTGCCAGCTTCCAGATAGTCCAGAACCGATTTACGCCGGCTCGCATGAAGCTCAGTCAACCGATAACGCTTGATGCCGTTATGGGCGCTGTAGATTTCAAGTTGGCCTGATTCCGTGAGTTCCCGGAGGAGTTGGGTAATGCGGGATTTTGGGGCGCCGGTTAAAGTGTGAAATTCTCTGGAGGATGTCGGTTTGTTGGTTTCAAGGTGGTGAAGTATTTTTTCTCGGGTGTTCATGTGCCTTGCCTCACGTTATCGCCTGCCCAGACCTCGTTGTATTCAGAGACCGGCATGTTGGCGATGTAGTTGTACGGGGGTGCTGTTTCGGTGGGTAAGAACTGGTGAGAATTGGCATCGAGGTAAAGCGGGATCCCGCCTTCCCATCCCTCGCCGTTACGCTGTTTCTCAAGCATCAGGACAGATGCGGGAGCGGCCAGCGCCTTGCGTTCCTTGTCGTCCAGTTCCTCACCCTGCTGGTCTTTCTGAATGGCCTTCTCACGAACCTTGTTGCGCCAGATGATGAACAGGTTATCGGTGAGGTCGGTGATCGAACCTGAACCCTTAACGTCCATCTTGCCTGTAGGCTTCTCCTCGCTGTCTCCCTTGCGGCTATGGGTGACGAGCAGGACGTGAGTATTGGTTTTGTTCTTGAAGTCACACAGCGCGTCTACGAAGGCTTTCTGGCCGTTGTAGTCGTCATCCCCTATTCCGCATTTCATCAGGCTGTCGATGATGAACAGCTCGATGCCGTAACGCTTCCAGGCGTAGGTGAAGATTTCGATCAGCCGATCAGCTTTGGCGGTTCCCGTCAGGCCGAATAGCCATAGCCGGTCATCGTAAAACTTGAAAGCCGATTCGATTTCAAGCTGCGGCGGCAGTTTCAGGCACGTTGACTGCCGGGTCAGGCGTTTCAGCAGGATGCCGGGCTTAATCTCCAGTGAAGCGACGCAAGTCTTAACCCCCTGGCGCATGGCTTCCAGTGCCATATGTCCCACCACCTCGGTCTTGCCGTGGCCGTTGACACCGTTGACCAGTGTCAGCTCGGCCTGGCGGAACGCGAAGTTGTGATTCAGGCATTCCCACGGGCTGTAGAACAGGCTTTGCTCTTTGCCGTAGAAGGCGTTGATGGTGTCCTGATAAAACTCCCTGGCGCTGTAAAGCTCCTCCGGATCGAAGAACGACGCTCGCTCCAGATATCCAACGATGTCATCGGAAGAGATGCCAGCCATCAGGCACTCGTTGATGTCTTTGTGAGGGAGTTTTACCAGGCGGCAGCGGTGTTCACCGAGTCGGGTTGCGATCTCTCTGGCGGCGGTCTGGCCCACTTCATCGCTATCCATGCTGATCCAGATTTCATCGAACCGGTCCAGGTTGTGATACTCGAACTCAATCCACTGCTGCTTGGCCCCCTTCCCTCCACCGAACGGCACGGACAGTGCCGGGAAACCGTACTGGTAGTAACTCATGCAGTCGATTTCACCTTCGCACAGGATGACGATCCGCATGTTCTTGGGGATAGCCTGCCAGCCATACAGACACGGCTCACAATCGCCCTCAGCCATGATGACCTTCTTCCCGTCAGGCCGTTCTGTGCTGATGCGCTTAACCTGCAACAGCTCACCGTCACGCTTGTAGGGGAATGCTAGTGCGTCCAGCTCTCGCTCTCCGTTCCAGACCTTAGCCGCGGCAACCTCGTACAACTTTGCCGTCTCTGCGGAGATACCGCGGGTGGCAAGATATTCGATGTGCTTTTCGGTTTTAGTGAGGTAGCGGGAGATTTTCTTTCGGTCTGGACGGGAGAATTTCTTTTGCTGCTTTGCTGCGAAGTGGTGGTCGTCGTCCTTGATGCCCAGAAACTCTTTGGCTTCGGTCATCGCCTGGTGTAACCCGCAATCCCTGACGGCTACCCAGAGGTCCAGCAGATCGCCAGCGGTTCCCTCTGCAAAGTCAGACCAGACTTTCTTCCCTGCCAGATTAACCTTGAGGCTCTTTCCTGACTCCCCGTTGATACTGCCAGCCACCCATTCGTGGCTTTCTCGCTTCCCGTTCGGCAGCAGGTATTTCGCCACTCTTTCGACCTGATTCCATAGCAGGTCACTCAATTCACTTGGCGTCATCATGATGCCCTCAAATCAAACTTATTGAACCAGTACCGGACAAACCCATCGCTCAGGAGGCCGTGGTTGTAACCGGCAATCAGCAATGCCTTGAACCGTGATTTCATCGCCACCTCAGAAGAAAACGTATCCGCTATTGCTGACGGTCACGGCTGGTTTCTGTCCGGATGGTTCGGGTTCTACAGCTGGCTTCTGGTCATTCCATCGCTGCCCATTTAGGTAACTGGATGGAAGCAGGCGATCAAAACCGAACTGTTTTCCTAGCCGACACGCGATATCTTCTGCCAGCATGGAAGCGAATTGCTCTGCAGTGCCTTTGCTGACTGCTCGCCATTCCTTGAACTGAGTTCTGAATGCTGAGGCTGCATTTTTCTTGCCGTCCTTACGCATTCCTGCAATCCAGAAAATCTTCTCGAATGCCTCATCGGTTGCCTGGTGTTTGTTTGAAGGCTGAGGTGGTTTTTCGTCCTCCGCTCGAACTTGTTCGGGCAGAGTGTTTTTAATGTCTTTATTGTCTTTTGTAATAGTGTCTTTTGTGTCCCCCTGTTTTGAGGGATTCGACTCCCTCAATTTGAGGGATGTTTTATCCCCTGTTTTGAGGGATTTCCCCTCGTTTTGAGGGATGCACCATTCATCGATGTTTTTGTTAGGCCCGAACATGCCACCTTGCTGCTTGATGACGTTCATTCTGACGAGCTCTAACTTCGCTTCATTGCACCGTTTAACCGGCAACTTTGTGATCTCGCTAAGCTGAGAATCGCTGATCCTGTCCATCGGCTTATTCCACCCGTAGGTTTTACGCAGAATGGCGAGCAGCACTTTGAAGTGTCGCTTGGTCAGATCAGCGCCTGAATAAGCCTCAAGGAGCATATTTGACAGCCTGGCGTACCCATCATCGAGTTCTGCCACACGACGCTCCACGACCGTAAGAGACGGCCTGATTGGTGTTACTGTTGCAGGGCTACTCATGACCGCTCTCCTTCCGCTTAAGCTCTTCGATGATGGCTCTCAGCTTTGCGCCAACAGCCGGGTTACAGGATTTGATGAACCGGTCACGAGCAATATTTTTGTGTACTGCCGCCTGGTACAACCGAGGTTTTTTTGGCATAATTACTCCTGAAATTAGTGTTGTTGACGTGACACAGTGTGTTGAAGGCCTTTGAAGTTGCCGCTTCAAGGGCTTTCGCTTTTTTGGTAGTACCCATCACATAACTCCCAGCATTGAAGTGACCATCGTCATCAGTGGGCCTACCTGGTCCGGCATGAGGCGAAACATGGCAGCTATACCCTCGCTTACCTCTTTCAGCTTCTGATGCTCTGGTGCGTCCAGCATGACGGCCTGCTTCGCTTCCGACACTTCCTTCTCAGCCTCTGCCAGCCTGACCAGCTTGCAGTCAGCACCAATCAGCTTTGTGCGGTACTCAATCGGCAGAACGGACATGATTGCCGGTGTAAGCTGGCGAACGTTCTCGCGGTATTGCTCGGAGTCGAAGCGGTTATCCAGGAAGCGGAACAGCTTCTGGCGCTGCCTGCTTACATCCTTCGGGAAAGTGATATCCACCCCGCCCTGCTCCCGGTACTCATTGACGATCAGCATCGTCACCACGTCCTGACCCTGAGAAGCTGCCCATGAGCGGATCGCATTGCGGATCGCGTCGTGGTTATCTTCCTGTTTTTGCTGAGCGCGATTTATCATCACGCCCGGTGAAAATCCGATACTCTGTTGATAAGTAAGTGATTGCATGTGCAGTCTCCTTAATTGAATTAGTTAGTGCGCATCGTTGGATGCGGTATTTTTTCTCCACAAAGGCGGAGAGAAGATCAGCAATGTTAAAGAGCGGTGGTGCTTACAATCCGTTCGGGTGTGGGAATAGAGCTGGAAGGTCGGGCCTGAATTCATGAGCGGCCACCTTCCCGTCTACTGCATTAACCAGATCGGGTACGAAAGCAGGTGAAATGCGTTTCTTGCCGTTCAGCCAGTCACAAATCGTTGACTGGGCCTTGCCACAACGACGGGCCAGTTCTTTTTGACTGCCAGCAATGGCAATCGCTTTTTCTACTGCGGAGTTCTTCTCTACTGTTGGGGTCTTCATAATCACCTCAGCTATCAGTTTAAAGCGATTATGGGTATCACTTTAGCGAATGTCAATCGCATAGGCGATTTTTTGCTAAATAATCGCTTGAGCGATAGGATTAAAGGGGTCATTAACAGAGGTGAATATGGGATTCTCGGAGCGCCTATCGCAGGCGATGAAACTTGCTGGTTACACTCAAGGGCGTTTAGCCAAAGATGTCGGCATGGCTCAGTCCAGCGTCAATAAGCTGCTTAAAGATGCCAACGGGTCTCGCAAGACTGTTGAGATCGCCTCTGTTCTTGGTGTCCGCCCGGAATGGCTGTCGACTGGTGAGGGAGATATGGGTGCTGGTAGCCTGCGTGAGCCTAATGCGCTATACCAGGTAAAAGCCTCTGCAAATGGGATCTACCGCGTGGATGTACTCGACGTAAAAGCCAGCGCTGGCCCTGGCTCGCTTGTGACCAGTGATTTCATTGAGACGATTAGAGCTATTGAATACACAACGGAACAGGCAAGAGCGCTGTTCGGTAATCGCCCGGCCCACCATGTGAAAGTCATTACAGTGAATGGCGACAGCATGGATGGAACCATAAGCCCCGGAGATCAGATCTTCGTTGATACAGGCATAACCCATTTCGATGGAGACGGTGTTTACGTCTTTGTTTTCGGCAAAACTCTGCACGTTAAGCGCCTGCAGATGCAACGCGACCGACTGGCCGTAATCTCCGACAACCCTATTTATGAGAAATGGTACGTTGAATCTGGAGATGAGGATACGTTCTACGTCATGGCTAAGGTGCTTCTCAGGCAGTCAATAGACTATAAACGCTTCGCATAACCCGCTACGGCGGGTTTTTTATTATCTCTGAATCACCGCTTCGATTTCCTCCCCTCCTAACTGCGTTACCAACATCACTTTTTTCACTTTCCTGATAAAAAAATATCACTTTATCATTCAAGTGTTTATCGCTTTATCTATCAGAAATATCGTTTTGGCGATTGACTCCAATAATCGCTTTAGCTATTGTTAGCCCATCGAAACGAAATATCGACTGCGGCACAGGAAGTTAAGCCGCGCCAGACATGAAGTCAGGCTGCTTTTTAACATTGATGGGGTAATTTCTCCCGCCCTTGTGGGAGACAGAAGTTTAACCAAACAGGAGGTGCCAAATGGTGCACTAACGCGGTTAGACCGCAGCCGAAAGGCAATGCAGCAGTCGTGATGCTGCCCTGAGTCGCCATTGAGCGAGCCTGCTTAGCATCGGGTCAAGGTTCTAATTAAAAGTAGCTCCGGTAGAGCAGCGCGAACGCCAGACGCGCACCGGTTATCAGCGGCGATGAAGCGACACAACCTCAAAGGCATGAGCGCCGCCACTGCGAGAGTGTGGCCCAAAGGAAGTTGCTTTGGGATTGGATGAATGCCCGGACTGACGGGCAGGCGTAAGACCTGGTGGGTATCGTGCAACGACTGGACGCAAAAAATGTTGAGTAAGCGGCCCTAAAGTCCAGTGATAGTCCAATAAACGATTTGCGAAACCTTCGCCCCGGTGAAACTCCGGTGTCAACTAGCAAGTCGCATAGCCAAGCCGGAGATCAGTGCCGGCCATCCAATCGCCAAAGCAACCACTGGAGGATGTATGACCAATTTAATCGCAACCAACAGCGTTACACGGCGTTATCTGAAACGTGGCGAGCTGATGGCTAAGCGACGCGCTGAGGCTTCTCAGAACGCGGCACAGGAAAGAAAACAGGATATGTCACGAGTCGACCGCGCCACTTCGCTCGGCAGCCTTCGTGAGACTAACACCGGCGGCGCAAGCTGCTTACCAGAAGTCGCTATCTTCGCAGCTGGGTATCGCAATTCCAAGCAAGTCACTGCTCGCTGAGGTGGCCCATGAAGAACAGCATCAAGTGCCCGGTATGCGGTCGTGACTTCGATCCACGCACACCGGTCTGCCACATCAGCAAGTATCACCAGACAGCGAAGAACTGCGAGCTGGAGAAGATACGCGATGCACGGCGCAAGCATTACGCACAGAACGAATCGAGCGGGTCGAGTGGCCTGCGGTGAATAAACAAAGGGGTGAGGGTATGGAACGTTTTGCAAAGTTATTCGAAAGCCACGGTCGTCAGATTTTGGTGAAGAAAGGTGAAAACAGCGACGGCGACAACGCGCTGTGCATTTCAACCATGTTTGACGGTGCTGAAATGTCTTTCAATCTCGGGTTCGGCGACAACGAAGAAGCGATGGATCACGCGCTGGAGTCGTTCACACAAGAGCAGGCTGACGTGTTTGGTAAGAAATTCGAAGGCCAAACGAGCGCGTTTGAGGCGTTCTTGGCGCTGACAAACACCAATGAAGATGATGAATAAGGTCGCTCCGGCGGCCTTTTTTACGCGGGTAACTACAGAGGGTAAGAATGAACGAACAGGCGAACAAAATTCTCGTTGAGCTGCTACAGAAGGCAGCAAATGGCATTGATGCCGCGGTGTCCTTCAGCCAGGCGCAAATCCCTGATGTTGTGCATCAGTTGCTGGTCTGGAAATTTACCAAAAGCATGATGATCACGCTGGTTATTCTAGCGACTATCCCGGTTGCGATTAAATTCTTCAGGGCAATGATGAAGCGTGAGCAGGACGGGGTTTATGGCGAAGAGGGATATTCATGGGATCGAGGGAAGCCAAAATACAAGCCTACATTGGTCTGGGACAGAGACGGCACTATCAGTGCTTCCTCAGTGTTTTTTGGCACCATTATGTTCCTGTATTTGGTCACTGCCTTCCTCGTCTTATCAGACCTGACGTGGCTGAAAATCTGGCTGGCCCCGAAGCTATATCTCATCGAATACGCAGCATCACTCATCAAGTAACCCGCTCCGGCGGGTTTTTTATTGCCTCATACCCTGACCCATTCACTGAGTGGATCACGTTATGAGACGGCGGCCATCCACCGCCACCCATTTTTTAATTGCGCATCCAGGCGCAGGGGTTTTTAACGTTCAGCGGCGCGGCTTAAGCGCGGAGATGATTATGAGCAATCCAATTACGGTAGGTTTTTCAGGGCTGACTAAGCGCATTTTTGCGGGTCGGTCAAAGCCAAGCAAATTGGCACCCGGTGTCCGTCAGTTCACTGGAGAGAAGTTTGATGTCACTGACGAGGCTATTTTCGCAGTAGCAAGCCTGATGGTGACTCGCGATGACATCCTGGTTATTCCCCTGCCAAACGGCGACAAGATTCACCTTCGCGCTGACATCAAAGAAAAGCGGGAGGCCTCATGACAGTCACCCACAACGGCAAGCAGTACACCGCATCGAAGTTAAACGATAACGAGTGGAAGCTCTCATCGGTCGATAAGCCGCGCGAAACACTCACTCTGGACCGGGCGCAGATGGCGTATGCCGGGTTGCTTGAGCAGGTGGAGGGGAAGTCATGATCGCCCACTACGGCACCACCCCCATCATTCGCCAGTGTATCGAGCCTGGCATGATGGCGCTGCATGAAGGCCGCACCTATCGCGTGTCAGCTGTCATCCACGAACGCAAATGGGTGTATCTGCACACCGACGCAGAAATCATCCGGGTTAACGACCGCGTGATTGACGTTCTTCTCGACGGTACCGGTCAGCCAATTCAGCACTAATCCCCCACCCAATTTCACATCTGGCAGCCAATCGGTGCCGGGTGACGCACAACCCGATTTCAGGAGTAACCCATGGCCGCATATCGCGCATACGACCACATAGAGGATCGTCGCTGGGTCGAGCAGCAGTTAACCGACGAGAAAGAGAAGTGGATCGACGACCGGGCGCAAGAAATCATTGCCCTCCTCCCCGATAACCCGACAGGCCTGTTTCTCTTCTCCGTACCGATCGACTCCAGCCCATACGAAGGACTTCGCAGCGATAAAGCTGGCGAGGCATACAACGACTTTGTATCGGCAGTGGCCTATACCCAGGCAGAGCACGATTGGGAGCACCGCACCGGCTGCCCGTTCTGAAACCAGATTATCAGGAGTAAATAATGAGCTTCAGCATCGTTGAGTTCGTTAAACAGCAGGAGCCGCTCTTTGCCGGGGCGGTCACAGATCAGTCCGTAACGTGGGCGAAAGAAAGCCAGTTCGCAATTCAGGCTTTTCAGCGAAACGACAGGCTGGCTACAACGGCAATCAGCAACCCGGCCAGCGCGCAGAACGCGATCATCAACGTGGCCGCCATCGGCATCACGCTGAACCCGGCGAGCAAGCTGGCGTACCTGGTGCCGCGCGACGGCATGGTGTGTCTTGATATCAGTTATATGGGCCTGCTCCACCTCGCCCAGGCTACCGGGTCCATTAAGTGGGGCCAGTGCAAGCTGGTCTACTCAAACGACACCTACGAGTCGAACGGCCTCGATACTGCGCCAACTCACAAATATAACGCCTTCGGTGACCGCGGCGCGGTGGTTGGCGGCTACTGCACGGTGAAAACTCCTGATGGTGATTACCTGACGGAAGAAATGAGCCTGGCAGAGATCAAGGCGACAGAAGCTACCAGTAAGGCCAAGAACGGACCATGGAAGAACTTCTGGGAGGAGATGGCGCGTAAGACCATCGTTAAACGCGCCAGCAAATACTGGCCCCGCGCTGAGCGTCTGGATAACGCTATTCACGTCATCAATGAAGATGAGGGGATCCACCAGGAGCCGGTGATGCCCCACACGCCTGATAGTGAGGTAATCCTGTCAGAAGAGCAAAGAAAGCAGGAGCTTCACGACAAGGTATCGGCGCTGTGCGATGAGATGGAGCGCGCTGAAACCATGCACGATCTGAAATTGCACTTCCAGGCGGCCTACAAAATGACGGCTGGAATGAAGTTGCAGCAGAACGTTCAGGCCATTTACAGCGAGTGCAAAATGAAGTTTGAGGAGGTGGCATAATGACCGCCCTCTACAAAATAGCCAATGACTTCGCCAAGCTGACTGACTCCGATATGGACCCGGAGATGATTGCTGACACACTGGACGGCATCGAGTGGGAGCTTGAAGCGAAAGTGGAGCAGATCCTGGCGGCCTGCAAAAACGAGCAGGCCTATGCGGAGACGCTAAAAGAAGAGTCCCGCAAACTGGCTGAACGTGCAAAGGCTGCAGAGAACCGAGTGGTTAGCATGAAGGAGTATGTTGCCCGTTCTCTCGATACTGCTGGCAAGACTTCCATAAAAGCCGGCATACACCAGGTAACCGTCAGGGCCCCATCCAAGTCAGTTGAGATTACCGACGCCGCCGCCCTGCCCGCTGAATATGTCGAGTACGAAACCACCATCAAGGCGGATAAGTTAGCCATCAAGCATAAACTCGACGCCGGAATCGATATCCCCGGCGCGCGCATCAAGATTGGCAAACCCTCTCTCATCATCAAGTAAACCCGGTGATATATGAAAAATGCACACGACAACATCAGCGTGGGATCGGTGACGCTCGTCTATTCGAATTTACGTCGCGGGTGGATGCTGCCGGGCGGCATGGTTATTCAGAATCCGTTAAAGGCCCAGCGACTGGCCGAAGAACTCAATAATAAGCGGGAGGCGGCATGACCGATTACACCGGAAGTAACACGCCAGCAGATCAGCGTGATTTATGGCGCACACCACCGGCATTGTTCGCCGCGCTGGATGCTGAGTTCTGCTTTCAGCTGGACGCCGCCGCAGCGCAGCACAATGCACTCTGCCGCAAGTTCATCACCGCTGAGCAGAACACGCTGGAAACGCCATGGGCCGATTACCTCACCATTCCCGGATATGCGTGGCTCAACCCACCTTATAGCGACATCACGCCATTCGTGAAGAAAGCCGCAGCGGAGAGCAAGAATCATATCGGCACCGTCATGCTGGTTCCGGCTGATACGTCCGTCGGCTGGTTCCGTGAGGCTATCGAGACGGCCAGCGAGGTGCGATTCATCACCGCCGGTCGGCTGGCATTCATCAACCCGGTCACCGGTAAGCCGACGTCAGGAAACAATAAAGGGTCCATGCTCATCATCTGGCGGCCATTCCCGCGAACACACTGCGAATCCACTTTCGTGGAGCGCGACGTATTAATGACCTTCGGTGCGAAACTTCTCGCCAGGCGGGAGGCAGCATGAAGCGGATGACTACCGAACAGGAGAATGCCTTGCGCGCTACGGCAAGAAAATGCAGCGAAGAGCTGAAGGCTGCACTGGCGAAGAAGCCAAAGCCGAAATTCGACGCTGTCAGCAGGCCACTACTGGCTAAGCACTTCGAGAAGATAAAGGGACTTGGCGTCCCTTTTTTATTATTCGTCTACACAATTGGTCGGATCAACGGCCAGTTCAGGGAGCACTGACCATGGCAGTAATTATCCAGGCGAAATGTGAGTGCGGTGAGCAGATAAGCATAGAGCTGAACTGCAAGCTTGCATCCCGCAAAGACGGTAAGCGTCCTTTCTATCCTGATGAAAACGTTGAGCCTTGGTCATTCGTTAAGGATGGCGAACGAATTCACTACAGCCAGGACGGCGTTACAACGTTCAGATGTCGTGGCTGTGGCGGCTGGCTTGCCGACACGGTGCCAGAGGCGAAGTTTGAAACGGATGCGCCAGCAAAGGAGAACCAGTCATGACTGAAATCATCGATCAGGCCAGCGCTCTCGAAACGATGATGCGCGAACAAGCAATACAGGCTCACCGGATTAACCGTGATGCGGTATCGGCAACGCACTGTAGCGATTGCGGCGAGGGTATCCCGGAGCTGCGCCGGGTGAAGGTGCCGGGCTGCCAGCGCTGCGCCAGTTGCCAGCAGGATAGCGAACTTCGGAATAAGCAAGGGAGAGGGTGATGAATTACAGCAAGCTGAGCGATGGGGAGATTAGCGTCAGGCTCGCCTATTTCCTCAAGCCAAAATACAGCGCCACCATTCACCCGCACGATAGTACTGGCGCGCAGCTGTCATGGAACTGGTTCAACACGGTACAGAACACCGGTCATTTCCCGCTGCGCCGCGCCGAAGAGCTTTATCCGGCAATGAAGAAGCATCGGATCGGCCTCGTTCCATCAGGCAAGACCGTCTGGCAGGCATCGCACGAATCTGGCATCAGCGCCACTCACCGTAACCCGCTGCGCGCTGTGGCAATCGTCTACCTCCTTTTGCAGGAGTCAGCCAATGTTCAAGCTAATCCAGCGCGGCCAGATATTCGCTGACCAGCATAACTGGCCCGTAATTATTCATTCCACCACATCAGAAGTGGTCCGCTACTGGCGACAGGGTCGGATCAACACCGCGTCAATCGACCGATTTAACCAAACTTTCGAACCGCTCGACCACCGGGAGGCGGAGCAGATTCGCGCCGAACTGGAGACGAGCGAGCACATTAAGCACCTGCGCGCTATGCGCGCGGCATGAGGAGAGATATGAGCACTATTCAGGATATTCGCAACCAGTTGGCAACCCTGGTTACAGAGGCGCACAAGGTAGCATGCTCCCTCGACATTGGTGACGAGCGTACGGAAGCGTTTGAACTATACGAGGCGTTACGGCGACTTCAGCGTCATGGAGCTGCAACCGACATGCTTGCTGCTACCAATCCATTGCTATCTCACTGCTGTGAAGATGACGATGAAGATTGGTGGGACGATGAAGACGATTGACGCAACTTATAGCTGATTCCCTAAGTCGGCTATTGGGTGCGAATGCACTGCCACGTTATCCCCCCTTTCCCGGCCATCGTGCCGGGTTCTTTTTGCCTGGAGAAAACCATGAGCGACATTATCAATCTGGTACCGAATAAATGGGTGACTGAGCAGAACCTGATCGCCGTCACCGGATTAAGGCCAGGAACCATTGAACGAGCCCGCCGCGAGTCATGGTTCGCTGGCCGCGAATATATGCATGTTTCACCCGATGGAAACCCAAAGCCAAACAGTGAATGCATGTACAACACCGAAGCTATTAATCACTGGATCGAACAACAAGCATCAAAACAGCCGGGTGCTCATTCATGATGAACGGGTTATGCTTATCAGGCTCTTGGGCGTCAGGAGGGGATAATGGCTAAATCAGCATACCCAACAGGCGTTGAGAACCACGGAGGAACTCTCCGCATATGGTTCATCTATAAAGGCGCCAGGGTAAGGGAAAGCCTTGGCGTTCCGGATACAACCAAAAACAGGAAAGTGGCTGGCGAATTGCGTGCGTCGGTGTGCTTTTCGATAAAAACGGGAGGTTTCAATTACGCGGCACAATTTCCTAACTCACCCAACCTGAAGAAATTCGGGGTGGAAAGCAAAGAGATCACGGTCATAGAGCTGGCGAGGAAATGGCTTGAACTTAAGAAGATGGAAATCAGCACAAATGCGTTTGGCCGATATCAGTCGATCATTCGCAACATGCTGCCACGGATAGGAGAGAACAGGCTGGCATCTTCCGTTACTCAGGAAGACCTGCTGTTTATAAGAAAGGATTTGCTGACTGGTCATCAGGTATTGAAGAAAGGACACATGACGCCAGTAAAAGGCCGGACGGTACCGACTGTTAACAACTACATGGGCATTACCGCCATTATGCTCCAGTTTGCTGCTGACAGTGGCTATATAAAGGTGAATCCGTTCTCTGGCATTGCGCCACTGAAAAAGTCACGAACTGATCCTGATCCGTTAACTCGTGAAGAGTTCATCAGGATGATTGACGCCTGCCGGCATCAGCAACTGAAAAACATGTGGTCTCTTGCCGTGTATAGCGGCGTGCGTCATGGAGAACTGGTTGCGTTAGCCTGGGAAGATATCGACCTCAAGGCTGGCACGATGACCATCCGGCGTAACCACACACTGACCAAGGAATTTACGCTGCCGAAAACAGATGCAGGAACTAATCGGGTAATTAACCTAATCCAGCCAGCAATTGACGTGCTGAAGAATCAGGCAGAACTTACGCGACTTGGCAGGCAATACCAGATAGAGGTCAAGCTGAGAGAGTATGGAAGAACTGAAACGCATCCATGCACTTTCGTTTTTAACCCGCAGATAGTAACGCGCAATGGCCGTGCAGGGCATCATTACGCGGTAGGCTCTGTAAACCAGATCTGGGAAGGCGCAATGCGGCGCGCCGGGATTCGCTACCGCAAAGCATATCAGTCCCGTCACACTTACGCATGCTGGTCATTAACTGCTGGGGCCAACCCCAACTTTATAGCCAAGCAAATGGGTCACTCAGATGCCCAGATGGTTTATCGCGTATACGGATCCTGGATGGCCGAAAACAACCAGGACCAAGTGATCATTCTGAACCAGAAATTAGCCGACTTTGCCCCATCAGTGCCCCACGCAATAGGATCTGATGTATAA